TATGACACGGCGCAGAGCCTGACCGCGGGAAGCGGCACCTTGCGCCGTCGTGAGGTAAACGACGATGGCAACGACAGCACCGGCAGTAATGTCGAATATCCAGAACAACAATAAACTTGTTCAATACACAACCGAGATAAATAGAGAATACGTCCGGGAGAACTTGTTCTCACCTTATATGGGAACGGACGCGACCAGTATCATTCGCCTGCGTAACGAGGCGAAGAAGGGCGGCGAGCAGATCAACTTCCCGATGGTGGGCTCGCTCTATGGGCCGGGAACTCCGGCTACGCTCGGTGGTCCGACGCAAGCCTTCGGGGTTATGAAGCTCACAGGCCAAGAGGAGCAGATCGACAACTACGGCATGCGGGTCTGGATCGACTGGGCCAGGAATGCCGTAGCGACGAATGACGCGGAGGAGCAGAAAGACAGCGCCGATGTCTTTGGCGAGGCCAAGCCGCTCCTGAGTGATTGGGGCAAGAGCTTGCAGCGCGACGAGATCATCCTTGCGATGATGAACCTACCGTCTGCTACGGCTCCTACTAACCTCGGCAGCACGGATACGACTGGCCTTCTCAATGGGCGCGTGAATGGCATTCCGTTTGCGACGGACATCACGGCGGCGACATTGAATACGTGGGTCAGCGACAATGCCGACCGCGTGGTGTTCGGCAATGCGATTGGCAACACCTACGCCTCGCCGGGCGTGGCAAATACCTTCGCCGCCGCGATGGCGTTGGTTGACACGACTGCCGATACTCTCGTGCCGGCATCGGTTACGTTGATGAAGTATCGAGCGAAGACTGCGGTGCCGAAAATCCGCCCCTACACGACTAGGGACGGGCGTGAGTATTATGTGATGTTTGCCGGGTCGGCGAACTTTGCCACGCTGAAGATGGCAATGAACAGCGTCGGGACGGCGGGAACCGTGTCGGGCATCAATCTCTATGCCCGCCCGCGTGAGGAGAACGGCTACGGCGGAGCGCCGAATAATCCGCTCTTCCAGGACGGCGACCTGATGTACGACGGGGTTATCATCCGGGAAGTGCCGGAGATCGATAACTTCGTCACGGCACCGTGGAAACTGCATGCTGCCGGGGCCGGCACAAGCCGCACCGCTCCAGTGTTCCTGTGTGGCCAGCAAGCGGTGATGATGGCTTGGGGGAAGATGGCGACCCCGACCTTCCGCGATGAAACGGACTATCAATTCATCCGCGGTGTGGGTGTAAAGATGTGTTACGGCGTCGCGAAGACTTTCCGCATTCCAAGGGCCAACTTTACTTCTCCTGGCACTAAGCTGGTGCAGACGGGAATGGTAACCGGGATCTTCTCTGCCGCTACTCCGGTTTAGTGGATTGAAGCAACAAGAGGCGGTGGCGCGTTATACCGCCGCCTCTTTCTCTGAGGCTGGAGGGTAAGAACATGGCATCAAATATCACCTTCGTTGGCGGCCCAGGGGCTACCGACGTTGAAACATTTAACTGGGGCGGTCTGGATTTTGCCAAGAACACTCCCGTCCTCGTCGATCCCGACGCTGCGGAGACGGCAGAGATGCGGCGTCATTACGAATACATGATCATCAAGGCCGGCACGCATCCTGCGCTCACAGTCGAGGAGGTGACACCGGCTGCAGGACGGAAGACCAAAGCCAAGGCAAGGGACGAGGATCTCGCTGAGGACAAGAATGGCGATGACGACTTTGCCGACGACTACTTTGAACTGCCCAAAGACTGGCGAAGCATGCACCACAAAAAACTCATCGCGCTCGCCAGGAAGCTCGGCGGTGAGGACGAGGCTCTAGCCACCCGAGACGGGGCGATAGCCTTTATCGAGGAGCGGGTAGCCCTGGAGGGCAATACGCTGCATCTGGAGCATCACTGATGCCGTTCGGCTCGAATACCCGGCGCGACCTGATCGACCAGGTTTTGTATGAGATGTCCCTGGTCGCCTCGGGGCAGCCGGCGGCGCCCGAGGACATCGCGCAGGTCGATCGGGCGATCGAGCCGGCTGTCGCCCGCTATCAGGCTTTGGAAATCCTCGGGGATTTTGATTTCGACAATGTGCCGGACGAATTCCTGACGCCTGTTGCCATCTTCGTCGCGGACACCCTGCTCGACCAGTATGGCATCCCACGCGGGCTGGAGGCTGACCCGTCCGCCTGGAACGCCAAGGTCAAGCGGGCGGCGGACGAAATGCGGGTGATGCGCGCCATGCGACCGACCTATGCCGTGCTGCAAGTGAACTATTTCTAAGCCAATGTCGCCCATCCCATTCCCGCTTGGCTCCTATCCGGGGCGGCGCACGCATGAGTCCGCCGGGCGGCTGATCAATGCCTATGCGGAGCCGCTCGGGCCGGGAGCGGTGGGGGCGGCGAAGATCGTCAGCAGTGCCGGATTGCTGCAGTTCACGGCGGCTCAGACGAATGACGAGCCTCCTGTGCCACTGACGGGCTATCGCGGCGCCATCCTCGTCGGCAGCACGCTGTATGCCGCCTTCGAGGACACGCTTGTTTTCATTGACGAGACGGGCACGGTCACGAAAGTCCCAGGGGATCTTCCTGGCACTGCTCGCGTGCAGTTCTCGCGTAACAACAGGCAGCCCGTGCTTGTTCCTCCTGACCCTATTGGAACCACTTACCCGGATGTGGTCGCCACCATACCGTCATCCTCGTATCTCTGCAGTACGTCCAGCATCACTGGCTTTTCGCCTCCCGACTTGTCGGAGATCACCAACGTCTTCATGGATGGCTATACGTTCTATGCCGACGCTTTCGGCACGATCATGGCGTCGCAGATCAATCGCGCCGACATGTTCAATGCGCTGGATTTCACGAGAGCGCAGGCGAAGGCGGGGCAATTGCGCCGGCTGATTGCCTATGACCAGCACCTGTTCGCGATGTGCGAGACGTGGATCGAGGTTTTCAAGAATGCCGGCATCTCGGAAGGGTTTCCGTTCAGCCGGATAGCGGTGATCAATCGCGGCCTGATCGCTCCCTATGCCGTCGCCGGCTACCAGGATGGGTTCGGCAAGGCGCTCGTGTGGGTGGGGGACGATAATGGGGTTCACATCCTCGACGGTTACACGGCGACCCGCATTTCCACGCCGGACGTGGACAGGGACATCGAAGCGCTCGACGACAAGCTTGGCATCGAGATGAATTGCTACATCACGAGCGGCGCGGCTTTCGTTGTGGTGTCGTCGGCGGAATGGACGTGGGAATTCAATTTGACGACGCAGATGTGGAACGAACGGCGCAGCAAGCTGAAGGACGGGACGACACTCGATCGCTGGCGCGGCACGGGAGACAGCGTCTTCGCCTTCGAGAAGTGGCTGATCGGCGACACGCACAGCGGCAAGCTGCACGAGATCACCTCGGATGCGCGGATGGACGATGATGCGCCCTTGGTGATGCGGATCGAGAGCGCTCCTACGCACGATTTTCCGAGAGGGCTGCTGGTGCCGCGTGTTGACCTGAATTTCGCCCCAGGCACAGGTCGTGCGCCTGGCATCGATCCGATCGAGACGGACCCGCAAGTCATGGTGTCGTGGAGCGACGATGGGGGTTTGCATTGGGGAAATCCGCTTTGGAGGAGCCTTGGACGGCAGGATACCAATCCGGCAATCACGGTCCTGCGCACGGGTCGCACAGCGGCACAGGGACGCCGCTGGGCGCTGGAGATATCTGATCCCTGTTATGTGGCCCTCGTCGGCGGTGACATGACGGTCGAGCGACAGGTGGGCTGATGCCGACCGCCACCTTGGAACTCGCGCCGCTCCCTCCGCCGACTGTCTCGATGTTTGAGCGGCCGGGCATTCTGCGGCGCGAATGGTACATCTGGTTTCAAGGTGTCGATGTCCTGCTGCGCGCGCTTCGAGCGGAAGTCAGCCAGGCCCTCGACGACATCGAAGACCTGACACCCTGAGAGGACATTCTGATGGGACTTGTCGATTTATTTTCTGACCGCAACGAGAAGGCCGCGCGCGACGAGTATACGCAGGGCTATGACAAAGCCCGCAAGAGCGCCTTCGGCAGCCTCGATACCGGCGAGAAAGACCTGCGCGGCCAGTATGGCAGGGCGCAAGGCTACTATGACCCCTATGCGGCAAGATACGGTGCCGGCAGCCAAATGTATTCCAATGCGCTGGGGCTGGGAGGTGCCCAGGGCACACAGGATGCACAGGGGGCTTTTCAGGCCGGGCCCGGCTATGACTACGCCGTCAAGCAGGGCCTGCAGGGTGTCATGCGCAATGCAAGCAGCCTTGGCAACATCGCCAGTGGCAACACTGCGATGGCCCTGCAGGACAGGGGCAACCAGCTCGCCAATCAGGAATACGGCGGCTGGCTGAACAGGCTGCAGGGCATGGATCAGTTGGGGCTGCAGACAGCCGGCGCGCAAGCCGGGGTCAGTCAGGGGCTTGGCGATCGCCTGCTCGGGCTCGCCGGCGACCGGGCGGGCATTAACTGGGCGGCCGATACGGGGATAGGCTCGGCACGCGGCAATTACGAGATGGGCAAGGACCAGTCCGGCGCGAACATTTTTGGCGGCATCATGGGCGGGCTGAACCTCGGCGCGAAGCTGCTCGGCGGCGGCATGGGCGGCGGCACGGGCGCCTGGGGCGCCGGATTATTCTGAGGAGAATTCTAATGGCATGGTTTGGCGGCGGCGGGGGCGGGTTCGGTAACATGATGGGCGGCCTTGGCGACAGGCTTTTGGGTAATCCCGGCGGCAACCCGTATACCGGCAACAGCACAGGCGGCGCCTACGGACGGGGGAGCGGCTACGGCAGCGGCTCCATGTTCGGCGGCTACCGCGAAGGCGGCAACCAGCCGCCGGATGAAAGCTGGATTGCCAACGCACGGGCTCGGGCTGCAGGGGGTGGTTATCCGCCTCGGCCCGGACAGCAGCCTCCCGGCGGCCCGATGTTGCGCCCGCAGCCCTTTGGTAACGGGCAGCCTCCAGGGGCCGGCGTGATGCCTATGCGCCCGCAGCCCTTTGGCAATGGACAGGATCCACGGGCCGGTATGACGCCTATGGGTGGCGGCGTTCAACTACGTGGCGGGGGCTGGGCCTACTGATGCCAATCTCTATCCCTCCCTACATGCCGATGCGCCAAGAGGTGCGTCCGAACATCGACATAGCGGGCTCCATCGGCGGGCTTGGCGACGCGCTGCAGCAGGGCATGGAGTTCGGGCAAAAGCGCAGAGTCGACAAGGCCACACGGGCGGCGCTTGCGAGCGGCCTGACGGTAGGGCCGGACGGCCTGCCGGACTACATGACTGCTGCCGGGAACATTCTGGCGGGCGGCGGGGACACCCAGACGGCGCTGACGCTGGCACGGCTGGCGGAGGCGCAGAACGAAAGAAACTGGCAACACAATCAGCCGGACTGGCAGACATTCGACGGCAATTTGTATAACTTTAATTCGCCGTCATTCCGGCAAGCGGCAACAGGTCGCCAATCGCCTGCGCAGCCGCAGGAAGATCCGGCTGATTTCGGCAATCCGCAACAACCTCCGGCTCCTGACCAGCCGGCTCCTGATTATCAACCTCCGGCACCTGATCAGCCAGCCCCCGACTACCAACCACCAGCCCCGGATCAACAGGCAGATGCAAGTCAGCCTCCGCCAGTTATCGCGGGGAGAAAAAAGCCTCGGCAGCGGCGAATGGGCCTTAATGCTGAAGGGCAACAAGTCGAACAGGAAGCCGACGAAAATGGTAATTGGCACGACATAAGCGCGCCTAAGAAGGCTGCCCAAAAGCCTCTTAGCGAGTTTGAAAAGAAGACCATCAAGGAGTCTTTGGATCAGGCCAATTCCGGCGATAACACGGTTAGCATGCTTGAGCAGGCCCTTGTCCTGAGTGATCAGGCATATGAGGGGCCGACTGCGTCAACCCGTGGGTATGCTGCTTCCAATCTGCCGGATATGGGAGGCAGCAGAAACGCCGGGAAGGCCACCGAGGCGCTGAACAATATCGTTACGCGCCAGGCTCTGGAGCAGTTGCGCACCATCTTTCAGTCGAACCCGACAGAAGGCGAGCGGGCGATCCTTCTGGAAATACAGGGGTCCGTCAATCAATCGAACGACGTGCGCAAGGACATCTATCGACGCGCTATCAAGCTGGCAAAAAAGCGAGCGGCCGAGAACAGGTCAACGGCTGCCGCAATTCGCAACAGGACGTATTTCAGCGGAGATGACGGGAGTGAGCCGGCAGCTCCCGGCGCTCTTGAGAATGCCGCGTCCGCAGATAACCCGCCTGAATTTATCAATGGCAAATGGTACATCGAAGGGCCTGACGGCCTCCCCGTCGAAACAGAGGCACCTTAGCCATGCCCGTCACCGATCCCGCTGTCATTGAGGAGTTCAAACGCCGAAAAGCGGCACGACAGCAATCGCAGACGATTGTGCCGACCACCTCCACGCAGCCCGGCGGCACTACCGACCCGGCCATTGTCCAGGAATTTCAAAAGAGAAAACAGCTAAGGGCGGGTGCTGCGAAGAAAAAAGCCAGCATCCTCAAGACCGGCGCGGACATGCCGGACCTGGGGACTTCCAGCCCCGCTACTCTTCAGGACATCGAAGCCACCGAGCGTAATGAGGAAGCGGCTGCAGAAGCGCAAAGGCTTGAGCAGATACGCTTAAGAGAGTCTCCTAGAACAACTCAGGCTTTTGAGGCGGCGTCCGATCCGAGGGCTAACCAGCCGTTTCCCCTTCCCGCACGCTCGGAATACGGCTTCCAGGAGAATACGACGTCCCGCCTGCCGTTCGGCGACGAGGTGATGGCGCTCGGCGGCGGCATCAACCGCTATATTGCAGGCAAGAGCGGGCAAGCTCCCGAAAAGTCCTTCTCGGATGCTTGGAACTATGGTCAGGCGATAAACCGCGCGGCCCAAGAGAAATACCGGAGCGAGCATCCTTGGAGGGATGTTGGCGGATCGCTGCTCGGCATTGCGGCGACCGGTGCTCCCACAGGCGGGGCAGCAGCATTCGGCACGCTGCGCCAAACGCCTGCCGCTATCACTGCGGCGAGGACAGGAGCCAAGCCGGCGACCGCATTCTTCAACCCTGCGGCCCAGGAAGCGCGTGCAGTCCCCGCTACAGTCGCCGGACGTGCTGGTGAGGGCATAGCACAGGGCGCACCGCTTGGCGCGCTCTACGGTGCAGGTGAAGGCGAGGGGTGGAAAGAGCGTGCCATCAATGCGGCCACGGGCGCGGCCGTAGGTACAGGGGTAGGAGCGACACTTCCGTATCTGGGGGCTGCGGCAAGATCGACGCGGCGGCTCCGAAATGCCTACGAGCCTGAAATTGGCGGGCATGTGAAGCGCCTCGATCAAGAGGCGGACGCTCTCTACAAAAAAATGGATGCGACAGGAGTGGAAATCACACCGTTGGCCTTTCAGAGAATGGCAGGCAATGTCCGCGCAAAGGCACTGGCTGAAGGCATCAATCCAAGAGCCCATCCAAAAGCAGTTGATTTGTTGGAGGGCCTCACGGACGAAGCTTCTGGCAAGGGCGGCCCTTACTTAAATCAAAAGCCGACATTCAGGAGGATGGATCAAATCCGGCGCGACCTGCGTGACTCAGGCACGGACCCCACAGACAAGCGCATGCTGCGGGTAATGATGGAAGGCTGGGACGAGCAAATGAACCGTCTCACTCCGCGGGATTTGGCTAGGGGACGCGGAACTCCTCGCGAGGCATTGGACTATCTCAAGGAAGGCCGCCGCATAAAGAAGCAATTTTACAAGGCCGAGACGGTCGATAACCTCATTGAAAACGCCAAGGACAAGCTCGGAGCCAACTATACCCAGGCCGGATTACAGACAGGCATCCGCCAGGAATTTAGGGCGCTGAATAAGAAGATCCGCACAAACAAGATGGAGAAGGGCCGCTGGAGCAATGAGGAGCGGCGGCTGATCAATCTCATTGTGCGCGGCGGTAAGGGTGAGAATATTGGACGCTTTCTGGGTATGCTGGCACTGCGGGGCAAGGGGGGCGCCAGCGCTTATGCGACGGCGACGGGGGCTGGGTCATATGCTCTAGGGCCTGCTGCCGTGCCAATAGCTATCGGATCGGCAGCTACGGGAGAGATTGCCAAGCGTATCTCGACAGCCCGTGGTACCATGAACGCCGAGGCGCTCGATCGACTGATCGGCACCGGATCATCCAAAGCTCAACCGCGTCAGTTGGGCCCGGTCTCACGCGGCATCGGGCAGGCTCGGCGCTACGTCGTGCAAGGCGCAGGCGGCCTCGGCGACCGCCTTCTCACAGGAGACTAGCAAGAGCGACCCAGTGCCACTCGCTGGGAAACAGGAACCACAGCCAGCCGGGATCAATGTATCCCTCGCGGACAGAACGCCAGCAGGCGAACCAGAACGCGATTGCGACAGCGAAGAGGAACATGGGAACCGCCTCCCAGTGGATCGGCGGCTCATACTTCCCTTTGTCCCGCCATTCGGACTCGTGAAGATCGACCACCGGGCCGAAGGTCTTGGCTCTGGGGCGGTCTAATTTCCTAGCCTTCTTCATTCCGTCACTTCCTAACGCACGTCAACAATTCCGACCGTAGCAGATACGATCGGGGAGGGGGAGGCACTGCAATTAGCAAACCGGCGAAACCATTACCTCCGCAGGATTACCTCTTGCGGCTACTCACCTATGACTCGGAGACAGGAGAACTTCGCTGGATCGCGCCGGGCCGCGGGTGCCGTGTAGGTGATCTGGCCGGCTATCATGACTCTGCGGGTTATCGATTGGTCGAAATCGACCATCAGATTTACCTGGCGCATCGCATCATCTGGAAGATGATGACAGCCAACGATCCGGCGATCCTGATCGATCACAAGGACGGCGACAAGGACAACAATCGCTGGGGCAATTTGCGCGAGGCGACGAAGGCCGAGAACCAGCGAAACAGTAAAAAGCCTGTCTCGAACACATCGGGAGTGAAAGGCGTCTGTTGGGACGTGCAAGCGCAAAGATGGCTCGCGCGGATAAGCGTAAACAGCCGAAACATTCACATAGGAACTTTCACCAATCTCGCTGACGCGGCTCGCGCCAGACAACTAGCTGCTGAGCAGATGCACGGCGCATTTGCCAGGGGAGGGTAGGCAAACGGCTGGCTACTGGTCGCAGTCCAGAACGCAGATTTTGGACGCCAATGATAATTTAATAATCGGTGCGCTCGCCTACTTCTTTGAGGCGGGAACAAGTACCCCGATGAGTGTCTATTCGTCAGCGGGATTAGGTTCCGCCAACGAGCATCCGCACCCCGTCGTAGCGGACGGCAATGCCCGCTGGCCGCAGGTCTTCTTCGACGACACAGACCCGGACCCTGATAACCCGCTGGTGCATGGGCGGCAGTTCTATCGTGTGCGTGTTACCGACGCGAGCGGCGTGCTGATCTATGACGATGACGGCGTGCCAATCATTGGCACTACGCCGGGCGAGGGCGGCGGAGGAGGCGTCCCGGTAGACCAGACT